TATGCCTCTGGTGCGCTTGTAAAGTGCCGTAAGGTGGGTGCAAGTAACTGGGGGAATAAATCAGAGTCTTATGAGTTTTCTAACTGGAGAGACGATTTTAAGGCGACTGAGTATGAGTTTATTGACATTATTGGAGCAGAACCTTTGGTTGCTGAAGCATCTTTTGATATTAAACATACTCCAGAAGATGTAAGAAAAGCAGAAAAAAATAAAAAAATTAGCACTCTTGCACAGCAAGGATCTACTGAAGGTGAAAGACAATCTGCTGCTAGAAAATCGGGAGTATCATTACCATTTATACAAAAAAATCACAATGAACTTGAAGGTGAACAACTTGATGAAGCAGGAAAGAAGTGTTGGAAAGGATATGAGAAAAAAGGAACTCAAAAATTATTTGGAAAAACTTATAATCGTTGCGTAAAAGCAGAAGAAGTTGAACTTCCACCAAAATCAAAAGAAGACTTAAAAAAGAAAGTTAAAAAGTCATTAGGAAGAATTGATTCTGATGTAGATGGTGATGTTGATTCTAGAGATATGAAATCTCCAGAGATGGGAGAATATTTGCCATTGCCCGATGGTAAAGGTAAATTAAAACCAAAAGTAAGATTTGAAGGATTTTCTGATTGGAGAAGTGAACTCGAAGAATCAAAAATTGATAAAGATAAAATGAAGTGTAATAAACCAAAAGCACAGGCAGTGGGAGATTCTAAAACTGGTAAGTCTCACGTTGTAAAAGCTTGTGAGGGTGGAAAAGAAAAGATTATTCGTTTTGGGCAAAGGGGTGTTAAAGGTTCTCCAAAAAAGGAAGGCGAATCAGAAGCATATGCAAATCGTCGTAAAAGATTTAAGTCAAGACACGCAAAAAACATTGCAAAGGGTAAGATGAGTGCGGCATATTGGTCTAACGTAACCAAATGGTGAGTAAAATGAAAAGTTTTAAGCAATTTCTTTCAGAATCCATTAACATTGCAGGAGATTTCAATGGAAATCTTTATATGAATTCATCCCAACCAGAACAGGCATCAGAGTCATTCTTTGCCGATGTTATGTGGGAAGGTAAACTTTATCGTTTAGAAGTAGAAGGCAAAATGCTTTCTAAGAACGAACTTGCAGAACAAATTCAGGGAGAGTATCCGGGTGCAATCGTTCATAATGTTTATCCCAGTGAGGTAAATACTTCTAGAATTAAAAACGCACAAAGATATCAACCAGAAAGATTAAGTTGGAGTGACTGATGGCACAGTGGAATAAAAATACACAGGATTATCTAAATCAAGAAAGAACTCTCTTTGAAGTTTTCATGTGTGCCGATAAATACGGCAATATTGGAAACTGTGGGGGTGGAGAAGTTTCTTTTGGTGGACCAACTGCCGATGCTTTTGGTAGGTTGAGAGTAAGTAATCCAGTTACTTTGTTTGATGCACAAAATAGATATATTGACGGAGAACTATTCAGTAGTGATAATAGTGGAAGTGGTACTGTAACTTATAATGTTAATAGCAGCAACTTTACACTTGCTGTAAGTGGAAATGGTGATGAAGTTATTCGTCAGGCTAAACGAGTTACTTTATACCAACCAGGCAAAAGTTTACTTATAATGAATACATTTGCCTTTAATACACCGACTGCTAATTTACGACAAAGAGTTGGTTATTTTACGGCACAAAATGGTATTTTTCTTGAAGCAGATGGAACGGACATTTACATAGTTAAACGCAGTTATACTAGTGGTAGTGCTGTTGATACTAGAGTTGCACAAAGTAGTTGGAATGGTGATGCTTTTAACGGTTCTGGTGATAGTGGAATTACACTTGATGTAAGTAAGACACAGATATTATGGACTGATATTGAGTGGTTAGGTGTAGGTAGTGTAAGAGTTGGATTTGTTATTGATGGAGTATTCTACATCGCACATACATTCCATCATGCCAATACTGAAACTGATGTCTATATGACAACTGCTAGTTTAAACTGTCGTTATGAAATCACTTCAACAGGTGCAGCAGGTAGTATGAAGCAGATCTGTAGCACGGTAATATCAGAGGGTGGATATGCTCCAACTCCACCAATCTATCATGTGGGCAACGGAACTATAGAGAAAAGATTAAGTGCTGCTGATACTCTTTATCCATTAGCAAGTATTAGATTGGATTCAACTACTCCTGATGCTGTTGTAGTACCTGCACAGATTGACTTTTTAAGTACTGATGTGAGATATGGTGAGGTAAGATTGATAGAAGGTGCTACACTTACAGGTGCTAGTTTTAATAATAGTATAAGTAGTGTAGTAGAAACTGATACTAGTGCCACCGCAATGAGTGGAGGAACAACTGTATTTTCTGCTTTGTGGGCAAGTCGTAGTGAATTAGAATTTACAGAAACAATTAAAAAGAGATTACAACTTGCCAGGGAAGCAGATGGAACACCAATCATTTTAACTTTTGCTGTGGCAAGTAATAGTAGTAATACAGATATACTTTATAAATTTGGTTGGGAAGAGTTAAGTAATTAAGGAGATTTATTATGTCTGATGTATACTTAGGAAATCCGTTACTGAAGAAAGCAAATACGCCAATTGAATTCACTGAAGAACAAATTATTGAGTTTCTTAAGTGTAAAGAAGACCCTGTGTATTTTGCTAAGAATTATATTAAAATCGTGTCTCTTGATAAAGGTTTGACGCAGTTTAGTCCTTATCATTTTCAGGAAAAGTTAATTAATAACTTCCACGACAATAGATTTAATATTTGTAAGATGCCACGTCAGACGGGAAAGTCAACTACTGTCGTCTCATACCTCCTCCATTATCTAATTTTTAATGACAGTGTAAATATTGGTATTCTGGCAAACAAGGCAGCAACCGCAAGAGAACTTCTTGGAAGACTGGCAACATCTTATGAGAATCTGCCGAAATGGATGCAACAGGGTATTATTTCTTGGAATAAGGGATCTATCGAATTAGAAAATGGATCAAAAATATTAGCAGCATCTACTTCTGCAAGTGCTGTTCGAGGAATGTCATTTAATATTTTGTTTTTGGACGAATTTGCATTCGTTCCAAATCACGTTGCAGACTCTTTCTTTGCCTCTGTTTATCCTACGATTACATCTGGTAAAAATACTAAGGTTATCATAGTATCCACTCCACACGGTATGAATCACTTTTACCGCATGTGGCATGATGCCGAAAGGAAAAAAAATGAATATGTCCCAACAGAGGTTCATTGGTCTGAAGTTCCTGGTAGAGATGAGGAATGGAAGAAGCAAACTATTGCCAACACAAGTGAGCAGCAGTTTAAGGTGGAGTTTGAGTCAGTTTCTCCAGAATCTTGCATAAATATCGAAGTTAATGGTAAGGTCGAAACAATTAAAATTGGAGATTTATATAAAAAACTTTCATCTAACGAAAGAAAATTTAATGAGTGATTAAATGAAATTGCCAGAATCTGTAGTAAAAAATAATATCAACTTAAAAATAGAAACTCCATATGGATTTGAGAATTTTTATGGAGTAAATAAAATAAAGAAGGATAAGTATATACATTTAGAATTTACCAATGGCGAAGAACTTAAGTGCTCTTTAGATCATCCATTATCAACAATTGAAGGAATTATAAAAGCAAAAGATTTAGACAAATATACAGAAGTATATACAAAATTTGGTGGATGTTTTCTAAAAAAATCAAAAGTTATTAATGAACCAATAGAATTATATGATATTGTAAACTCGGGACTAAAGCATTTATATTATTCAAATAATATAATATCTCACAATTGTGAATTCTTAGGATCCGTCAATACCCTCATAAATCCCGCAAAACTTAAGAACTTAGTATATGAGGATCCAATAAAACGTAATGCTGGATTAGATGTATATGAGAATCCAATAAAAGATCATAATTACTTAATTACGGTCGATGTTGCTAGAGGATTGGGTAATGATTATTCTGCATTTATTGTTTTTGATATAACACAATTTCCTTATAAAATAGTAGCAAAGTATCGTAATAATGAAATAAAACCGATGCTATTTCCAAGTATCATACACGATGTTGCAAAAGGATATAATTATTCCTGGTTATTAATTGAAGTGAATGATATTGGAGATCAAGTAGCATCAATCTTACAGTATGATTTGGAATATGAAAATATTCTAATGTCTTCTATGAGAGGTAGAAATGGTCAAGTAGTTGGTTCTGGATTTAGTGGAAAGAAATCACAACTTGGCGTTAGAATGACTGCTGCAGTTAAAAAATTAGGTTGTTCTAACTTAAAGACCTTAATTGAAGATGATAAATTATTAACATTAGATTATGAAATTATCTCAGAATTGACAACATTTGCACAGAAGCATAATTCATTTGAGGCAGAAGAAGGATGTAATGATGACCTTGCAATGTGTCTGGTTATTTTTTCTTGGTTAGTTGCACAAGAATATTTTAAGGAGATGACCAATAATGATGTAAGAAAGAGAATATATGAAGAACAAAAAAATCAAATTGAACAAGATATGGCACCATTTGGATTTATTTCTGATGGATTGACAGATGAAAGTAGTTTTGTAGATAAGTCGGGAGATAGGTGGTATACTGATGAATATGGTGATATTGCATATATGTGGGAATATATGTGATGGATATTAATGATCAAATTAATTTAGATCATTTATTATTTTTTGATAGGAAATGTAGATCTTGTGGTGAAATAAAAAACTTATTAGATGATTT